ACATTCAGGTAAGCTCATTAAACGAGTAGAAGTAGCAAATAATCAAAGTCCATTTGAGAAGTTCTTAAATAATCAGGCATCAGAAATGCAAGAAATTGCCACGATTGATGCAGAAGTAGAAGAAATCGAACCTGAGTTCAAGGTATTACCAGAACGCCCTGTAGTACCCTCAAAAAACACTTCAAAAGTACAACAACTCAGAGAACTAAAGAAGAAAGAAGAGAAAAATCGTAAGCGTAGAGAAGCTAGGCATTGGAGAGAACGAGCAGAAGCCGTAGGGGTGAGTAAACCAGAACGAGGTAGACAAACAAAAGCTCAAAGAAAAATGTGGCAGGACAAAGTAATAGCAAGAGAAAAAGCATTAAATGTTACCCCCCATACTGAAAAATAGGGTGGGGTATTTTTTAAAAACTGCCATAGAGTGTGTTTAAATGCCTATAAATAAATTTTAGGGTACTGAGATTTCCGATACATATATATTACATATATATAATAGATATATCTTATATACTATGCTGAGATTTTGGCATGGGTAGTTTAAGTGCTGTTTTTACAGAAAATGACTTACATTCAGGGCATTGTTCTTTATCGGAATCAAACTTAACAGATACTACTTCCCAAAACCAATTACAATTCATACACAAACATTGCCTGATTCTATACTTTTTCATGGCAGTTTAACTCTCTCCCCAGATACCTAAATCACCTGAATGTTTAATTAACTCTTCCCAAACCTCTATATTAACTTCTGTTTGTGTTTTTTTAGTAGCTTTTTGCACTGGAGCTATTGTTTTTGCTAAAAATCCTAGTATTTCATTATTCATTAAGTTAATTTCTGTGGAATCAGCTAATCTATCATCTAACTCTTTAACTGAAGATTCTAATAATTCCAAACATTGCAATAACAACTGTAGATAATATTCTTCTGGTTTTTCCATCTTTATTCCTTATTTTTTAAGTGCTTTTCTTATACTTTCTAAGAATTGCTTGTCTAATTTATCTTTATTCTTAGCTGTGGTTGCTATAAATGGTCTTGGTACAGCAAATACGCCAAAAGGAGGCTGAAAGCCATCATTTTGCTTTTTACCATATCCTTTCATAGATAAAACATTATCTTTGCTTTTTATACTGTCAAGTAAAGCACCAGTTTCAATTAAAGGTTTTACACTATTGTTACCTTTTGCTTTTCTTAGTGCTAAGGTACTACTTCTTAAGGGGGTTAATGGCTTTCCATCAAATCCAGTACCATTATTTATGTTAGCTTTTGAGCCTTCTTCAGCACCTTTTGCATAATCAGAAGTATATTTTTTAATTGCTTTCGGCAGTTCCCTAGCAAGTTTTCCAAAATCAAAATTAACTTTTACTTTAATTTCCATCTTGTTCTTCTACTATTTCTTGACCATTATCAGATTTGTTGTCATCTATTATGTTTTGTGCTTGATCTAATGTAATATCTTTATTATCTCTAACCATAATCTTAGCTCTGGTTGTAAGATTGTTTTTAAGATCAAATTCATCTTTAAGTATCTGATCTTGAACTGTTTTAGGATATTCTACTTCTTGAAAATCAACTCCAAACTCTTCTGGTAATGCTATTCCATTATATTCTGCTATAGCACGCTCTATTCTGTAAAAATCTTGCTCATACAGTCTCCATAAAGCAATGTCATCGTAATAATCTTCTTTACGCTCCATATCTTTAATCATAAGAGAAATACCACTAGGAACTTCACCACCACTCTCTGCCCATTGCATCCATAAGTGATTATTTGATGCTACAAGCTCTATTTGGAACTTAATATTATTAATAGCTTCTTCTATGTTACCATTTGGACTTGTTATATTGTAAGCACCTTCTTCTCCCATATCTAATATAGTATTTGAACCTGCTCTAAGCATACTTTGGTCTGCTCTTAGTCCTGTAACCCAAGGCTGTCCAAACATATTAAATCTCATACCTAAATTCATTTCAGTAAGAGCAATATTTACTTGTTCGTTGCAATTTACTATGTCAGATGCTCCCTCTACATAAAAAGAATCAATCTGATCTTCTCTATGTGTAAATACAAATGGCATTAGTCCATAAGGGTTTTCCATTTCTTCTAGCATCTCACCTTCTTCATTTAAAATACCATAGCTTTCAGCACTCCAGTATTCCCATTGAAGATTATCGGCATTAGACAGGTCTGCCGTACTATTTAATAATGGATAAACAATAGATTCTGGAACAAATGGATCATCTCCAAAGTACACCTCAAAGTAGTAAATTGGTCTATAATCAAAAGAATCTCCTCTCCAATGAATACGATTAGCAACAGTACCTAACAACCTAGTCATTCTCTCAGAATGTTTCATTCTTACATCTTTTGTGGGTGTTAAAAGCTCATAACGCTCTGTCATATTACCTAAGTTTCTTTTAGCACCTAAGCTGTATATTCTGCTAATTTTATTGATAAATTTTCTAGTAAAGTTGGTTAAACTAGGTGGGATTTCTGAAAAAGCATCACCACTAAAGTAATGACTTATGTAACTTCCTGTAGATGTACTAGAATAGTAATCGAGATATTTTCTTATCTCGTTTCTCCTATCGTGAGACATCATTAGTTTAGTTTCAAGTAATTTATCTTTCATCATTCTATCAATCATCTTTGAATCCTTTTCATTTCTGTGTTTTTCATTGGAAATCTATTAATAATAAAATACCTAAAGGCATCATTGCCATGATCGTGGTATCCATCCTTAATAGGTTCTTCTTTTATAGGTTTTCCATCTTCACTTTCAGGATACCTATACTCTTCAAAATCTTCTATTACATCTACACATCGTTTATCAACATGGATTCTTCTAATGCCATTAGCACTTTCAAAGAAACCCCTTGTATATGCAACACTAGCTACAATATTCCTACTCATCCTATCCCTAGTAGAAATTACTCTAATTCCACTACGCCTAAAGATTTCCATATCTCCTGCACCACTTTGCCCTTGAACATTAGCTCCAGCAGGATCACCATAATAACTAGCTACAGGATAACCTTTAGTTTTAATCATTTTAATTAAATCTTCTGTTTTAACATTTTGTTTATGTAATATTGAGTCAAAAATCCTAATATGCTCAACATTATCTTCCCAGTATGTTTGACAAAACATTACTGCTGGCATACGATAACCAAAGTCAATTGTACAGTAAGTAGGTAGATTTGGATTGTAAGGAAAATCTCCTACATCAAGATCACGATGAAAATCCCAAACTTTACCTTCAAATACAGAGAACTCTGCCCCAAACTCTTGCCCAAATAGTTCTTTTGACATATTTCTTTTTCTTTCTATAATAGCAGGATCATCTAATCCCTCTGGAAACTCATGTTGGTTCACCCAAGAAGGAGATGAATGGCTTGCCCATAATGGATCAGTTGCTCCTAATTTAAACAAATCGTATATCCAATTTCTTCCTTCTGGTGTTGTAATAAAAATAACTTTTCCTTTTCTTCCTGCAACTGTCGGAGATAAATACATATCCCAAATCTTTTTATTCATCTTAGCTACTTCATCAATAACTAATAAATCGCAACCCTCTCCCACAAGAGAATCTGGATTATCTGCTGACATTCCTTCAACAGTAGTTCCCCACTTAAAACGAATGTACATATCTTTTTCAGACGCTTTATCTACATCTTCTCCATGACCTATAACCATTCTTTGCCAGACTTCTCTAAAAATAAGCCTAGCTTTTCTGTAGGACATACCAACAAGCCAAATACGCTTGTTTGGTTGGGATGCAACAAATGTTGCTTCCATAGCACTCGCCCAAGTCTTGCCAAATCTTCTACCACATACTACAACTTGGAATCTGGCATCCTGTTTTTCTGGGTAATGAAGTGCTAATTGCCCATTGTGTGGCTGATACCCTAAGTAGTCAAACCACTTTCTTTTAAATTCGTAATTTTTTTCTTGCATTAGATTACTTTTATAACTTACATTATAGTATCTATTTAATGCAAGGTTTATTCTTGCAAATTAACAACTCACTTAAGAGGTAAAAATGTCAGAAGAACAGACCATCGAGCCAGATGTAAAACAGGAATCCGTCACACAAGGCGAACACAATGTACCCTTAACAAGGCTTAACGAAGTAATAACTGAGCGTAATGAATTACGAGATCAGATGAAAGCCTTTGAAACTAAAGAGGAAGAACAGAGAAGAGCAAAGTTACAAGAAGAAGAGAAATGGCAAGAGTTAAACTCCGAGCTAGTAAAAGAAGTAGAATCCTACAAAGGTTATAAAGATAAGTGGGAAGATATGGATACTCGACTTCGTGAAACTGCTTTATCTAGGCTTCCTGAATCTAAGAGAGAAAAATTTGCTAGTGTTGATACCGATGTACTTCTCAACATAGTTGAAGAGTTCTCTGAAGTAGAAAAACAAAACCCACCAGATAGAAAAGGAACTGTACCATCAGGTACTCCTTCTGATTGGGTGTCTATGCCAGATGAACAAAGAAGAAGTAATTGGCAAGCAATACTAGATTCATACATTAAAAGGTAAAATAAATGGCAAAACATTATCAAGGTAGTCCAGTAACTACTACAACAGATCAGCATTTTATCCCAGAAATTTGGGCAGATGGTATCTATAAGTTCTTTGAAAGAAAAAGTGTATTTAGAGGTCTTATAGATGACTATTCAGCACTAGTCGGATCAAAAGGTTATGGAGATGCGATCAATATTCCAGAAATGAGTTTAATTAGTGCTTCAGATAAATCAGCAGGAGCAGATGTATCCTATGATGCAACTGCAACCACAACAACTCAGCTTTCAATTAATAAGCACAAGTATGTCGCAAAATTATTTGAAGATGTAGCTTTAATTCAGTCAGAGGCTGATTTAGTAGCTAAGTATTCAAGAATGATGGGTGAAGCTCTTGCTCGTCAAGTTGATGCTGATATTTGGGGTGAATTAGATGGATTAAATGCTTCTCAAGCATTATCTGCTGATGACACATTGACAGCGTCTGTATTCGAGTCTGCTCTTGCTACACTAGGTGAGGCTGATGTTCCTTATATGGATGGTGAATGTGCTATGGTTGTTAATCCAACTTTATTT